GCCAGAACTTTCATCTGTTTTAAATCGTTCTAAAACAGATGTTCTTATTTCATCTGGATTTTCATACCAGTTATCAACTATTACATGACTAAACATTTTTTATATATTTTATTAATATATTATGTAGAGGTAGTCTCTACAGGATTGTTATCTCTATCGCTATAGTAAGATTTAAGACCTAACCCATGAGCTTTAATCGCCGCATGATATTGAGTATCGGGGCCGGTGGTAGTAGTTCCTTTAGGAATATCATTTTTAACTTCTTGAATTTTTTTAAACCATTCGGAAGATTCTTTTCCAGGAATTTTTCCAGAATTCATATCGTCCCACAACAAAGCAAGTTGTTCTTCTAAAACTGGATACTGATGATATCTTTGTCTTCTATACTCGCCAATTTCCCATTCTTTAATTAAGTCTAAAAGTTTTGCTTTAATTTCATCTTCTGTGGGAGGGTCTGATTTATTATCATCGATTTGCCAATAAAGAGTCTCATAATCATTCATAGATATACCAAAAGAACAACCAGGTTTCAGAGCATGAATTGCATCAGAATACTCTGGAAATCTTGAAAAAGTGTCTCTGTATCTTAAAACTGCCATGGTTTAAATTCCTGTTTCTTTCTTTATTTATTTAGATAAAATTAGGTTCCTATTTCAAATAAATATCCAACACAACAAGTTCTTTCATAGTTGCCTTGCCCATTGCTGGACCAACTTCTATTCAGTCTCCACCAGTTTTCACCACCATGTGCAGCACGAACTGCAGGAGTAAAATATAGTTTACTTGTAGTGTTAGCCACACAGTGATAAGTCAATTTCCAAGATGCTGGTGTACTGTCGTTATTATTATCATACCATCCACCCAAAAGTCCCGACCATCTATTATTTCCAACTTCCATATTATAAGCTGATTGACCCCCATCTGTTATCAAACTATCATTTCGGTGAATCAATAATACTTCATCCCAACTTACTTCACCACTAATCACCCATTGCATTACTAAAATATTTGAACTTTTTCTGGGAGTTACCGATAAAGATAATGCATTAAAACGAGTTCCATTACCACTATTTTGAGTATAGACTAAATATGGTTGACAAAATGTAGTAAAATCACTTGATACAACATTGCCTACTCCAGATGCTACTAGTCTTTTACCACTAGTATTGTATATATCATTAACTCTGATTTCTGCAGACATTTGATTTTATTCTCATTCGTTAATTATTTATATTTATCCGTCAAGTTGTCCTTCTACACCTGATATTTGGAAAACCACTCCGGTACAAACACCAACTTCATGACCATCCTGACCACCAGAACCGAAAGTTCTATTTACAAATACAGTAGTTCCACCATCACCAGCATGTTGCGGCGCAATATCTAAATTGATATTTCCAGTAGCTCCCGCTCGACCTATCCAAAGAAGTTGATAATTTGAAAGGGTGCTGTTGTTATCACCATCATGATAAGAACATATTAAACCTTTCCAATACCATTCATCAGAAGGAGCAACTGATTGACCACTTGTTCCCATACTATTATCTCTCCACGAACCATCTATTAAAACTTTAAATATAACATTATTATCAGATTCTAGCGACAGTTGCCAAGATGCAATTAAAATTGTGCCTGGATGTGGTACATTTTGTGCAGTTAATCTTAATGGAAAAAGTACATTTTGGTTACTTGGCGCTATCCATCCTCTTGTATAATATCCAGGACGACCATCGTATCTCATATAATCGGTACGAATGACGCTACCAAAAGTAGGAACTGTTATATTACTAGAAAGATCTCTAATTAGATCAGCGTAGACAAAACTCATTGTACTTTCTCCGTGATTTATTATGCAGTAATTTCATATATAACACCGGTGCTCACAGTCATTTCATGACCATCCTGACCACCAGAACCACCAGTTCTATTTAAAAATAGTGTGTAGTTAGCACCACCGGCGCCTCGAACAGCTGGGCCATAACTTCTATTATTTGTATTATCAGCAGTTTGAAAATACTGTATAAACCAATGATGAGGTGTTGATCCAGTATCTGAACTGGCTGCATCATAAGTAGATGATACAAAACCAGACCATCTGTTATTTCCAACTTCAGAATTGTATCCTTGTATACCACCTGCAGTGATTAATCCACCATCTCTAAAAACTAAAAACACATTATCATGATGGAAGTCACCAGATAAAACCCACTGACATAAGATAATATTTCCAGAATGTCTGGGAGCAATAGATAATCTCAGAGGAGTAATTTCAGTTCCATTACCACCATTGTTAGATGACCAGGTAGTTCTACTGTCATATCTAACTCGGCTACTCTGAACAATGTTTCCGGTACTCTGGAGGATTGGTGAGTTGTCGTTTCCCGGTGAAAAGATATTGTTTGTATATAAATTACTCATTAGATTACCTCAAAGAATTGTCCAATAAGCATTGCCGTTGACGGTAACGGTTGTTCCGTTTGCAATCGTAACTGGGCCAATACTTGCCCAATTTTGAGAGGTATCTAAGGTTGTATTACCAGAAATCGTGGTATCGGAGGACATAATAACACCGTTACCACCTCTACCTAAAACTTGTGCCATTGGGTATCTCCTATATGTTAATTATTTATATTATTCTGTAGGAGCAACATAATCACTCTTTACAGATGGAGGTTCAAACTCGATAGATCCAATACTTTGTTTATATTCCATTCCTCTCAATTGTCCTTCAATAATTTCGTCAAAATAAGATTTATTTACTGATCCATCAGGAAGATATGGAATACAAACTGATTTTGTAAATTCTAATCCTTCATCATTAGTAAACTTAACAGATAATAACTTTTGACCGGGTTCTAAAGGAGAATACGAATATTTAATAGACATTATCAAACCTCCTTAGCATCTTTGTAATAATCAGTTGTCTTTAAGTGATTATATGCTTGTGTCAATAAACTGTCAGGACTATCAGGATCAACAAAGAAAAGAACTTTAAAATCTTTTCCTGGGGTACATACAGTTTTCAAATCTGGATGCATGACATCAGTTGGATTAACTCCAATTCCTCCAATTGGTGCTTTTCCATCATCTCTAGCGGTTTTAGAAGCATAAACTTCTAAAGCAATTCTACCAACATATCCAGCTTTCCAATAGACTGGATCACCGCGTTCTCCTTCAGTTAATCCACTCTTTGTAGAAGAATCTGGAGGGGGTGGAATATCATGCAATCTTTTTTCTGTTGTTACATTAACAACTAGATGATATGCATCACTTACAGTGACTCCTGTTCCTGGAATTTCAAAATCTTTTATTAATGCCATGTTATTCTCCTAATTTAGACTTAAGTTCTTCAATTTCTTTCTTCAAACTATTTATAATTGTAGTCTGTTCCTTGATTGCCTCAATGAACAAACCAGCGAAACTTCCATAAGATACTGCATACTCATCAACATCAGCTGCATGAGTGACGACTTCAGGAACAATTGGTTCAACCTCTTGAGCAATAACACCCATTTGTGTCTTTTCATAATTTACATCACTTTCCTTAAGATCATTTCGTGTATATGTTACACCTCTGAGTGATAAGACTTTATCTAATGCATTTCCAATTGTTTTAACATTAGTTTTAAGTCTTGCATCAGAAGCAGCAGTGACAGTTCCTGTAGCAAAAATGTTTCCACTAGCATATATTATAGCTGCAGATGAAGTAGCGGAAGATCCAAACCCCCAAGAATTATTTCCATAACTATAATACATCCACCATCTTCCACTATTTTGAGAATAAAATCCTCCATTATTATTCTCAAACATTAAGTGTGTAAGTTGGTTTCCTCCATCTTGGAAATAAATTCCGGTCCAACCACTTCTAGTTCCAACCATTCGCCATGAACCATATGAACTTTCTACATTTGGATTCCAATGGGCATTATTGGTATCAGAGTAGAAACCAGTGCTATTGGTATACATCCAATTATACTTAAAGATATAATTGGAACCACCATTAACTTGGAATACAAGTGTATCATCACCAAAATCTCTCTTAAATCTCATACCCTCATAACCGGAAAATGCAGCAAAAGTCATACCAGTGTGATACTGCATCACAAGATCTGGGAATGGGTTACTCCATCCACCACCTTCTTGGAAACCGAAATCATATGGTCTTGAACTTCTAGTAATACCACTATTTCCACCCGCATAAGCACTTTCGTACCAGTTAGCTTGAATCGCTCCACCACCAGTTCTAACAGCAACTGTATTTGCTGTTGGGCCCTGGGCTGTACTAAAACCATCAAGTAAATCAGCATCTAGACCTGAACCAGCTCCATCATTACCATCATTCCACATTCTTCTCCAACTGGAGAATCCACCACCCCAAACTCCTCGGATAAAGGTAAGATTAGGATCACCAGCGCCATTAACTAGTTGGAAACCATAACGGTTAGATCCATTAGTATAGTGCATGGATTGAAGACCAAGCCAGTGAGATGTTCCTGGTGGTTGGTTTCCTGGATTACCCCAAGTATCAAAGAATCCAGAACCCCAATTCATTACATTGTTAAAGTCATTATTACCCCAACCCATAACTCCAACAAAATAATTGGAGTCTGTGGTGAAATCTCTTCTATCGACATCATACTTAGCAGTAAGTCCAAGTTGAACTTTTATTGAGTTTCTATCAATATAACGGATATAATCATCATTTGAGAGGTAATACTTGTTGACACCATTACCCCAATCACCCATATTACCAGATATACTATTGATCCAACCAGCTTGGATATAACCAGAACCATCAGTTCTTACAACTCTATTCGCTTGGTCATTTCTGCCAGTATGAATCAGAAGGCCACCATGTAATTGTGTGTTCAAGTTAGTAACTTCAGTTGTTGATGTTACTGTTAATGGCGAAGTTCCAGTGGCAACTTGCGATATATATCTGCTTGCTGTTACTGTACCTTGACCTCCACCAAATGTTGCATTGCCTGATGAATCCAATACCCATCTATCATTGCCACTAGCGTTTCTTCCAATTAGGTTACTAGTAAATTGTAGATAAAGGTTGTTACCGTGGAATTGAATCTTACCTGCTTTTTCACCGGTCCAGTTTCCATAACTACCAACAATATCAGCTCCTGCAGTAAGAATTACTGAGTTCGAAATACCAGCGAAAGTTATTTGTCCCGTAAAGGTTGGATTCGCCGTTAAGTTATAAGAACTTCCATTACCGATGAGAATTGCTCCTGCAGCTGGGAGAGCTTGTAATCCAGTACCACCTCTAGTGATTGGAATGTTACCAATAATATTATTGATATCTAGATAGTAAGAAGCAGCGTTTCCGTTGAAAGTTGCAGCGTCAACATCACCACCCTGAGAAGTACTCTTAAGGAAAACTTGACCAGTACCAGTGGTAGAAATACCAAAAGTAGAGTTCTTAAACGCAGCAATACCTAATGTTCCGTAAGTATCTATTGATGGATAAACTCTGTTTAGAGTGAAGTTTACATTTCCATAGTAAGTATTAACACCAACTCCACCAGGAGCAAAATCAACACTAGTCGCAGTAACTCCAATGGGTTGAGTTGTACCAATACCAACAGACATTACCACCTTCTGATACGAAGAATCGCCTCTTAAGAATGTTTGGTTATTTGCAGCCCCAGAACCAAGTCTAGTGGGGGAAACAGTTCCACTTACGATATTCGCAGCATCTACTGTACTTGTTGCAAGTAACGCCCAGTTGTTAAGATCTGTAGAAGATGTATTAACTGTAGAGTTATAAGTAACATTTTGTCTTGTGAACGAAACTATTCCAGCTGTTCCAAGACCAATGATATCGACAGTGTTAAACAACAATCCATTTGCTGAAAGTAATGAATCAGATCTTGTTAAATGTAATGTAAATGTGTTTACTGTTTTAGATCCAATAAAGTAGAAAGCATTTGTTGTAATTCCAGAAGGTAATATACTTCCAGTTGGAACAGTAACTCTAATAGGATCACCCTGAGTAAATGGATGATTTTTAAATACAATCTGATTTGTGGTCGTATTAATTCCAAGTCTAGTTAGTGTATGAGATCCAGTACCGCTATCGGTAAGATCGACTTTACTGGATAATGCATAAGTATCATAAAGTTCTACAGAAGTTACACCTACCCTCTTGACAAAATAAGTATCTTGAAGAATAAGGGGAACTACTGGATTACCAGATGAATAATAAACTACAGGATCTCCATCGGAGAACATTGTATTGGAAGCTCCAACTACGATTCTATCATTGATGAAGTCAACATTTCCTCCAACATCAATACCAGTTCCTGTAAATGTTGCGGTTGAAGCCAATCCAACATTTGTAGAAACTGCAACAGCATTTCTATCTGCAAAATAATCTGGTAATGATACGGATCCTAGGAATTTCTGATTATTTGTTAATGTTAAATAGAGTCGTGTTTCTACACCGTTGATTCTAACTGTAAAATCAGCTCCCCCAGATCTACCACCAACATTTCCAGGAGCAACAGTTACGAAATCTCCTACTGCATATCCTCTACCACCAGTTTCAATGGCGACAGCAGAAACTGTTCCTGCAGCACTGACGGTAACATTCAGAGACATTCCAGTACCAATACCAGTTGTTCTGAGTGCTTGTACTCCGCTATAGATACCAGCAGATGAATATCCTGAACCGCCAGAAAGAGTGTTCAGTAAAAGTCCAACACCTCTAACAAGACCTGTTGTACCGTATCCAATCGCACCACCGGTTGTATATGGAGGAGCTGTTACTAAACCTATTGCTCCACCTTGAGAAACTGCACCTGTTACAGTGTCTCCATTTTGTAGATTATAAGTTGTACTATTATCAAGAATAATAAACTGACTTAAAACATCAGATACAAGAACATATGCATTGATTGGTTCAACAACGGTATCACCCGAATTTATATTTGCTGCAGGAATTCTATTTGCAAGACTTGCTCTACCATTAGGATAAATGGTTTTGAAGTAGTTAACAACTTTAGGTGGAATTAGATCTGCATTAATTTGACCAATAGAGTTTAATTGAACAACCGCAGAAGGAATCGCGTTTGTAGAAACGGTTTTATCTATGAAAGAACCAAGTCTGTTCTGTAAGAATGTTCTTATAGCTAATTGAGTAGATACTCTTTTGTTTGCAGGACCACCAATTTCGTTATCACCCAACCCAACATCAGTTGAGAATTCTTCAATTTGAACACCACCAGACAGGGACAATCTAATAGAGTCAAGAGTACCAATTGTTACAGTATTATTGAAGATAATATTACCAGTTCTGTTAAATGCAGTAATAAAATCACCAATCAAGAAGTCTCCTAGTTCATTTGTACCTGAAGTATAAACGCGACCTCCAAGTTCTGATACCTGTTGAGTAGAAACATCAGTTTTACCACCGTTTTGTGGTAAGGCATTATAGTCAACACCAGAACCGGAATATTCCCAAGTATGGGAAGAAGAGTTAACAATAGATGGGCGATGGAAGTGACACTTATAAGTTTCTGGTAGTGATGAAATACCAATAACTTGCGTTCCTGACGCCGTTGAATCTATTTTAAAGTTAATAGTCCAATATGTACTGACTCCAGCCACTGATGTTGCAGCAATCGCAACTGGTACTGGACTGTGGTCAGAAATTGTGCCATTAGCACCGCCTGTAACAGCAAAGTTTCTTCTAAGTCCACTTACTGCCTCTACAGAAATTACAACAACTCTTGTAGACGAATTGTATGTTAATGCAAATCCAACCGCGTTACCGCCTACTACTGATTGTGTAACTTGTCTACCAGAAACAAATCTAACTGTTGAAGAAGTAGATGCAAGACCAACTGACTGATAAACATTGTGAGTGCCAGATGGAATAATTTCTTTCACGAAGAATTCTTGATTATTCTTTGTGAAAGTATTGATACCAGTAGTTCCTGTAGTTAGATTTACTACTTTTGTAAAACTATCATCTTCAAATAGTTTAAAACTATTTGTATCAATGACTTGGACAAAGTATTGGTTTTGGTTTACAAGACCACCGATAATTCTTGGAGGAATGACTCCCTCATCACCAAAGTATACCACAGAATCGCCTTGATTAAATCCATGATTAACAATATTAAATTTATCAAGAGCGAGATCTACAACTCCTGCAGAACCTGCATTAAATTCTTTTGTAGTAACTAATGGTTTGAAGAGATTAGATTGGTCTACATTATTATTAGTAAAGAATCTAGTTACATATAGGTCTTGATCACTTCTACCAACACCAATAGTTACGAGTGTCTGGAATCCACCAGCAGTACCAGTAGCAGCGACTCTACCACGATCAAATGCGAATGAATTTTGACTAAATCCAGTTGATCTTAGAGCGTAGAAACCAAAGTTAGTCGCAGAGTTGGTAATTGATAGATATCCACCAGACTGAGCTAAAGATCCATATCTACAGAAAATTTGGAAACAGGATACAACCTGAGAATAACCATCATTAATTACACGCCAACCAATACCACCGAAGGAAATCATGGTAAATGCCGCAGCAACCATGGATTTACCTTGTTCTGGTTGAATAAGGTCTGGAGCAAGTTCCGCTTCTTCTGGAACAACTGGTATGTTTGGTGATAATACCTTAGATCCATCAACTAAAATTCCGTTTCCACCTAAGAATGAAAGAATGGAACAGTTCTGAATGTATGGAGATCTTGTAATAAATGTTTTGCTAGTCTTGACCGCATATCCTACTCTAGATACAAGGGGATCTGCGGGATCATCAAATGCAACTGCATAATCAAAAGTAAACTGTGGAACGCCTGCAGCGTCCGCATAGTCCTTCAGTGCAAATCCAGTTAGATAACAACCATTTCTAACCCTAAAGAGGTCTTTACCTGCGTTTAGAGGACGAATAATAGTGTTTCTAAGATTATCACCAACAACTGCAACATCATCATAAAGAATAATTGGGTTTTCTTCTAGGTAGTCTCCAGCCTCAACAATGATACAAACTGGATTTGATTTTGTTGTTGGATTACTTATGGCAGGGGCAGCTGTTGTTCCAACACCAATAATAGAAGTAACAATACCAACCAAGTTAACAATGGATGATTGTACATTTGCACAACAGGCCGTGCTATATCCAGTGGGATTACAAGCTTGATCATAAAGAATTGTATTATCAAATGATTGGAATGATGTTTGTGCAAAACCAATAGGATAGAGTTTTAAATTAGATGTGGTAATAGCAACATTATTGATAAGGAACTTAGACATCTCAAAAATATGTCTAATTCCAGCAATAGTTTCTGTTTTTTCTCCATCAACATATGTAGAAGTACCTATTCCAACAATATAAGATATACCAGCCCCAACACTCTTAGAATTACCGTTATAAGTTAAGTCATATACAAGTGCATCAACAATCAGTCCAATATCTCTTGCACAAACGGATCTATCCCAATCTGGATTCGTAGTAATCCCTGGATAAGCAAAAGTTACAAATCCTACAGCTTGATCCATTATAAATGTTCTATTTGCCTCTAGTCTATTTGCGCCATCAATAAATCTACTTGCTGGTAATACATAAGATTCAAACGAAGCTAATTGTGAAGCCTTTTTAATTGATTTAACTGGTCTAGTTTTACCATCAAAAGCATCGTTACCATTCGCGCTAGATACATAAATTCTATTTTCATAAAGACCTGCAGTTGCGAATCCTAAATTACCGAAACCATCGACGGTAAGAACCATACCATCTCTACCACGATCAGGTGGTAAAGTCAGAGTATAGTTAGTAGAAACGCCTGTTTTTGATAATCTAAATGTTACATCATTAGCTAGAGAAGTAAATGTATTAACACCAACAAAAGTTAAAGTAGAAAGTCCTACTTGATTTAAAGTGGAGACACCTATATAACTGAGATCAGTACCTCGTAGAGTGGTTACAACTCCAATTTGAGAACTTATACTGGTTACGCCGACAATATGATTGTTAATTCCACTAATTGTTACGCTACCTTGACCTACAGTAAGAACGCCAGTAATTCTTGCGTTGCCGTGTACAACAAAATCAGTATTGCCATAACCAATTTTTACATTTCCAATAGATCCCAAACCAGTGTAAGTAATATCTGTTCCACTTAAGGTTGTTACGATACCAGTTCCAGATAATAATGTTGGGATAGTTCCAATTCCTGCAATTGCAAGATTTTGTACTTGTAGTCCTGAAGTAACAATTGTAGTTTCTGCAATAACGGTATCAAAACTGCCGATACCGCTCATAAACAAATTCTTACCCGTCAAGTTTGGAATTGTACTAATTCCAGAGAAAGTATCTTCAAAGAAGAAATTCTGTGTTACTACTGCACCTTGTGGATAAACGAATTCATATGAATTTATTTGTCTGAAAGTAAAAATCTGAGTTATTACACCAACTTGAGAAGTTGGTTGTGAAAGAGTAATAGAACTATTTCCAATACTTACAACCGTCGTATTAGGAAGAATAAATGTTGGTGATAATACTATTTGTCCGGTTACAATTCCAACCGTTGAGATTCCAGTAATAGTGCTTATACCTGTATCTGAGACCGTACCTTGATACACACTTTCTCCAATAGGAGATGTAGTATTTTGAGATAAGATTACTGATGAAATACCAACTGAAGCTACAGTAGTACCCGCTGAAACATATGTGCCAGTTACAGCAGAACCAACAAATATATTTGTTGTAGTAATACCAGCAATTTTATTTCCATTTGCACTTTCAATGTATCCATTAGTATTTTGTGTTGGCGCGATATTTTGTGCAAATCCAGTTATGGTAATAGAACTATTACCAATGGCAGCCACAGCAGTACCTGGAAGTAAATATCCTCCCAATTCGGTAATTCCATACCCAACACCAATATTAGCGGTTGCAATTCCGCTAATTATTGTGGTACTTGCAAAAGAAAGAGTACCTTGATATGTAATTAGCGTTGGGAAGTCAACTGTAATTCTTTGCGCTGCACTAAATTCTCTTGATCTTAGATGATCTACGCCGGTGATATTTGCTGTTGTTCCATCAATTCTAATAGAAGAAACCCCTACGGTCAAAATTCCAGTAACTCTAGCATTACCAGTTACATCTAAATTAATTGTACTTTGTAATCCTAATTCAAGACTAGCAGTTGCAATTCCAACAGTATTTGTTGTATTCCTATCTAAGAACAGTGTGCCGACACCGACAGAACTAATTACGGTTCCTTGTGCAATAAAATCTCCCTGTATTGATTGACCAAGAGCTGCAGTGGATACTCCTGTTACTGTTAGTACTTTTAACGGACTTGATCCAAGAGTTGCAGTAGTTCCAACGCCAACTGCAGATGAACTTAAGTAAATTAAATCTCCAATTAAATATCCAGAACCACCTCTTTCTACAGTAAGCGTAGTTATATCACCAGAAGAAATAGTTAGATTGAATCTTGCTCCAGAACCAGCTCCACTGGTTGTGGAAGCAACACTTACATATGTACCATTGGTATATGAATCAGTAGTACCAGTGGCTACAATACTTCTAATAACTCTATTTGTTGATACTCCAACTATTCTATCCGTACCAATACCTGGAGTAAAGTCAGTACCAACGCCGGTATATGATGTTCCTAATGTTCCAACTAACTTAAACACATTATATGGTTTATTTACACCAATAGTTACATTGCTATTAGGATCTGGAACACCATTTATGTAATTAGCTATTGTAGTAAATCCTGTTACATCAAAGAAAGTAGCTAATCCTGAAGAAACATAGGCATTAACTAATCTCGCACTACTAATTCCTAATGTTGTCCCAATACCTGCAGCAACGAATAAATTATCTACTCTTGCACTACTAATTCCTACTGTTGTTCCAATACCTACATTGATATATGCTAAATCCGTAGTTGAAGCGGTTACAACCATTGTGGTTGCAATACCAACATTCATGTAATTATTGTCTACAATCATTGTTGTAGCAATACCTACATTGATATTGCCAGCTGTAATGTAAGCTGTTGTTATAATACCGGTATTAATTTTTGCTATATTTGTATTAGTATTAGTTAAGTTTAAATCTCCTCCATTTAACTCTGTCAAATTCAATCTTTGAATTGTTGCATTATTTACATTGAGCACATCAATATTAGCCTGCCCCATATTGGGATCAGTAAAAGCAAAAGTAGTTGTAAATCCTAAATTAACGAATACTAAATTTGCAATTCTACTAAATGTAAATGCGACGCTTCCAGAAGTACCAAGACCTACACTAGATACTATCTCATTGACACCAATTTCCCCAATAGTCGCATATCCACCACCGTAATCTAAATAATCACCAACAATTAGTGATGTCGTAGTAATACCAGTTATAATAGTTGTACCTGAAGACCCAACGGATCCAGTTCTAGTGGTAATTCCAAGCGTTCCGCTAGAGGATTGTGAAATAGTTACAGATCCACCATTAATAGATGTAATACCAGTAACGGTAGTATTTGATAAAACACCAGTTCCACTTACTCCATATCCTACTGCAACAACATCAGTATTAACTCCGATAATTGTTGTTCCATTGTTTGTAAGGAAATTACCTGTTGATAATCCAGTGAAATCAACAGTAACATTTGTATTATTCGTTCCTATGCCTAAAAATACTGTCCCTATTCCAAGAGAAGTTACTGAAGATCCAGCCGCAATATAACCTCCTGTTATTGCATACCCAACTCTAATATTATTAGTAGCTATTCCGATAATTTTATTTGAAGATGTACCAGTAAGGATACCAGATCTTTCTACAGGATCTTCATATCTAACTGTAAGACTTCTCGAATTTACATCTCCTTTTACTCGTACATCACCTATAACTCTAAGTTCATTTTGAGCTAAGATAGAACTGGTTCCAATTCCAACCCCAGTTTTATTTGTTATTTGCTGTGTTGCTGCTGCTCCAACTAAAGGATGTCCGCCTGCAGTAGTTCCGTCATGGACTACTGCAATGTCAAGGGTAGTATCAATGGTTACTTCACCTTCAGCTCCCGTAAATATAGAATGTTGTGAGTGACTGCCCCTTCTTAGTTGTATCTGCTTAGTCATAGTGCTATACGACTCAAAATTACTATTTCTTCTGATATATTTATCAGATAATAAATCAAATGATTACAACATAAGTTCTGGAAATTTGGAATGGATTAACTTCAGTATTAGCTGCAGTTGATTGAGTGTAAATTGTACCAATTCCGATATAAGTTGCCCTTGAGAATGACTCGAATCCAGATGATAATTTAAATAGATTTCCTGATGTATTTTCATATATTTTAATGAGAGAATTATTTGAATAACCAATAACATTGAGGGATCCAGAACCCTTATATGCAGGTATGAATATGATATTTGGATATACTAGTTCTCCAGATAGGGTTATTAAACCAGATCCAATTTGAGTATAGGTGGAAATCTTTTCGGTAGAAGAGTTTCCAGAAAGATTGATTTGACCAATTCCAACAATAGTATATTCAGATTCAATTTTAGTTGTTGCAGAACCATTAATACTAATAAGTATTGTAGATTCTGGAGTTTGAGCCGAATAAACTTCGGAACCACCAGAAACAGCAAAGAGAGTTCCAATTCCTCTATAAGAATCAACTTCGTTATCCAACGAGGAAGATATTGCAAATATTGTTCCAAAACCAGATTCAGAATGAGTAAGTTTAATATTGGTAGAGAATCCAGAAATAATACAGGTGTTGATTCCAGTGTAATCATATGCAGCAATTTCCCTAGTAGATGCAATTCCTTCAATGTTGAATAGAACTGTAGTATCAACAGGATTTACAACAAGACTTACATTTGCTGAAATTTCTTCGTCACAAGTGACTTCTACAGAGTCACAAGTATCATAATTATTATCACTGGTCCTAGTTACAAATCTAATTGATCCAGTTGTTGGATAGTCTTTAATGAGAATTGTTTCAGCAGAACCATTTACATTTACTGATCCTACTCCATTATATGCATAGGATACTGTTTCGATAACATTTCCGTCAATTGTATAAAGAACTTCGATTTCGGGAGTTTGAGCCGAATAAGCTTCTAGGGATGTTCCAGAAATACTAAAGAGTTGAGTATCTTCTGGGGTTTGTGCCGAGAATGCCTCTAGTGCGGTTTCGGAAATAGATATTGATCCAGAGCCAACAAAATTATTAGACTGCGTATATTCAGCATTTCCAGAGGTTAGATATGATCCACCACCTTCATATGAATCGGTTTCTAGTACAATTATTTCGGAAGTTTGTTGAGAAATAATTATTAATCCACCACTTTCATCTATTGGCTGTGGATATAAGTGGTCTCCTGGATTTATACCATATACTTGTATCTCTCTTGTTAAAGAGACTCCAGAAATTTCAATGAGACCGGACGCAATATATGCGGTTCTAGTGAAGCTCCAAGATTTGCCTACACCAGGACCTCCAGGATAAGCTTCCGTATCCTTTGGACTAAATCCAGTAGAAACATTAACAGTTCCAATACCTGTCCAAGGAGTTAATGGGCTATATTTTGCCGTCTTATTAATTTGATCAAATAAGAAGGTGCCAATTCCGGTTCCAGGAACTTTATCGTTTAGTGGATATACATTTGAATAAGTTCTTGCATCACGAGTATTACCTTCACTGTCCGGTGTAAATCCGACTCCTCTACGGAACTGAATACCAGTTGTTCCAATACCAATATTTTTCTCAATACCATAGTGTGGAGTAAAATCAATATTTGGATGTACAAGTTCTCCAGAAATACTAAAGAGTTGAGTATTTTCTGGTGGATTTGAAGTTATAGATTCTGTAGCAATTCCAGAAATACTGAAGAGTTGAGTATCTTCTGGTGTCTGTGCAGAGAATGCCTCTAATGCAGTTCCCGAAACAAGTATAGTTTCTATGCCAACATAAGAATCTACATCCTTTTCTATAGCAATTCCAGAAATACTAAAGAGTTGAGTAGACTCATCAGCATCTTCTACGAATTTTTCAACTAATGTTCCCGAAATACTAAAGAGTTGAGTATCTTCTGGTGTTTGTGCAGAGAATGACTCTAGTCCAGTTTCGGAAATAGATATAGTTCCTATGCCAACATAAGAATCTACATCCGCCTCGATTAAGGAAGATGAAAGAATTAAAGCACCAGAAGTTAAATAATCCTTTCCATATACCTGAAGTTCGAAGTTAGAAGAAATTCCAGATAAAGTATAGATTGGAAGATCGCCAATATATCCGGTTATAGTGAAGCTCCAAGATTTGCCTACACCAGGACCTCCAGGATAAGCTTCTGTATCCTGTGGACTAAATCCATTTACAACATTAATCTGTCCAAATGGATATATTGGACCACTTATTTGAGTATTGGTCTGTTGATCAACAATAAATCCAAAAGATTCAGTTGATTCTGTATATGAAAGATCACCATAATCTTCCGAAGGTAGTGTTAATCCATCTAAAATAGATCCTGTATTAACAATTACATACTCTATAAAGTCATATTCATCATATACATAAGTTCTACTTTCAAGTTTTTCACCAATACCAAATAAAGTTCCAGTTGCTTCATATGATGGGGAGAACCTCAAAATACTCAAACCATCTAATTTTATTCCAGTTGTTCCAATACCAATATTTTTCTCAATACCATAGTGTGGAGTATAATCTACAAATGGATATATAATCGAAGTATTGGTAATTACAATATTACCACCACTCTTATCTATTGGTTGTGGATATAGGTGGTCTCCTGGATTTATACCATATACTTGTATCTCTCTTGTTGAAGAGACTCCAGAAATACTAAACAGTTGAGTATCTTCTGGCGTTTGTGCGGAATATGCCTCTAGTGCAGTTGCTGAAATAGATATAGTTCCTATACCAACATAAGAATCTACATCTGCTTCGATTAGGGAACTGGAAATTGTTAGGGTTCCAATTCCAATAATATTTGCAAACAATGGCACTCTTGCCACGCCAGAAATATTAAAGAGTTGAGTGTTAGCCGGAATTCCTGCTGAGAATGACTCTTCAGCGGATCCAGATAATGTTGAAGATCCATATGGGAATATTGGAGCACTTGACCCCGGATTACCAGCGATTTGTCCGTAATCTTGATTATCTGGAACAAAATGTGGAGAGCTTATTTGTCCAAAATCATCGTAATCGACAATGGAACCGGTTAATGATGATCCATAATCTTCTACAGGTCTAATAGAAGATTCATTAAAACTGAATGTTCTACTTATATTTGCTTCCGTTATAGCCTCGCCATTCCATGCAAGTCGTACTGTACCGGAAGTTAAGTAAGCACATACGGATCTTTCTAATCCATTTTCAATTTCAAATAATGTTCCGTTACCAGACCAAACAAAGGAAACATTATCAATAACTACAGAAGATATTGTTGCGGATCCTGAAGATACATATGAATATGTAGAATTAATTGTACCTCCAGGTGCAGAAAGACTACTAATAGTTCCCATAGAATACTGTGATACGTTATTAGCAATAGCGTACCAGTTTTCGGATGAAGTAGGTGTTGATGTTATTAATTGATAATCGTCGCTACCAGTCGGAGAAGAAATAATAGTTCCAAAATCTTCTTCCGAATATATATCGGCCGTGGTTATGTCATAGACATAAACATTACTCATCTTCCATCTCTACAGAATCTTGTTGAATGATTATTAAAAAAGGGGATCGCTATAATAAAGCAACCCCCCTCAACATGAATCAAAATATTTATTTTTTTTTTATATAATAAAATTAGTCTAGAGCCACATTAAGAGTGATCTTAATTTGATCTCCGTTATTTTGAATAGTGTAAGGACCGTTTGTGAATCTCTCGGCATACATAACAGAACTAAAGAGAGTTGCGGTATTAAGGCCAACAACAGTGTTCAAAGTTGGATTGAGTGCAGGAGTTGTAAAGAACTCGTTAGCATTAGGTACGGAGAAAACAGTATAGGTGTTTGAATTTAGTTGTGTGTTACCAGCACCAGCTGCAATATAAAGAACATCTCCAGCTACAAGTTGGTGACCACTTCTTACTATTTTAGAATAATTAAATTCAACACTTGGGTCGGTCGCAACTTGAATATTGTCAATGAGTGGTTTATCCAAATATACAACCTTGAGAGCTCTATCAATTCCAATAACTTTTGTTCCAGTTTGAATTCCAAGATTACCACCCACAACCATTCCGAGTGTTAAGTCATCAACACTTTGATCTGGGTCAACAGTAATATATTGATTTCCAATAACTCCAATGACTGGATCGGTGTTATTTCCTTTTGTTACTGTAGTTCCGATTCCAACAGTGGCTCCATGTATAACGCCTTGTACTGCGATTGGCATATTATTTGCACGAGTCACATAGTAACCATAAATGTCACCTGCGTCTCCAGTAAATGTAAAGGTTTGTTCTGGATATGTTGCAGTAGTTCCGGAACCTACTTGATTAATTCTCCAACGAGATCCATTGAGAAGAATTCCGGTTTGTGATGTATATGTCTGATCATTTCTATTATTTACACAATATGGATAACCCGTATATGGAGCAAATCCATAAGCATTGGTATTTCCAATTCCATATGGTTCAAAATACTTAGTTTCACTAGGAACATCCGACTCAGCTGGAGTGGTGTTACTTGTAAAAAGTTTTAAAACTAGGTTTCTGGGAGACTGGTCAGCAAGACTTGCAGTGTGGTTGTTGTTTGCAACCAAGTATCTGAGTGACTCAAGTTCTCCAATATTTGGAACTAATAGTGCCATTTAAACGACTCCCCGACAGGTTATGATTGTTAATAACTATCTTTATTTATAATTTTAATTTTAAAGAGCTAATTTTAAAGAGATCAAAAATCTCTTTATGTTCGTAACGCTCACTACATCAAAAGTTAATATATCATTTGCAGTAATAGTTTTATCCCATGATACTAAATTATCGTCTCGTATTTTTCTACTATTTGTCATGATAATATTCGACGGATGAATAGAAGAAAATGTTGGAAAATTTGTGTAATTTGATTTTTTAATACTTAAATTCAAATCTCCTTGTTGATCTGACAAAATAACCACTGACTGCAAAATTCCAGTAACATCAAGAGTTACGGATCCTTTGTTTCCAGGAAGCATATTTATTGATCCGCTATCAACTATGTAATTGATAGTTCTTGTTAGATCTGCGGTTGTTGCAAGAGCAATAATAAAAACATCATCATTAACAACTGGTGCGGCCGTAAAAATTATGTAAGCACCGGCTGTTGTATAATCTTCACCTGGCTCCATAACTAGACCATTTTTAACAACAATTAATTGTTGATCATTTATTGGATCATAAAAATTTCCTTGACTCTTTAAAGCAAAAGTTTGACCAACTCCAGTAAACTGACCATTAATAACATCTAAAATAATATTTCCATATTGAATAGACTTAGTAGGCATTTCATAATCGATACCAATTCGATATGGACTGGGCTCATTTATGGTTACTGCGTAATTAGTCATTATGTTACTCCTGGAGTTACTAAAACATTTCCTTGAACTGCTCTTGTTCTATACTGATTTGGTGAAATTAAAATAACATCATATACATAACGGCCGCCCTCCATAGAATCTGTCGCAGTATAACCCATTGACACTGAAATTCTTCCATTTAACCTATCTTCAAAAAATAATTGAAGTGGGTATGCAGTGGAAGAAGAGGGATGTTTTCTTATCGAAGAAATTCCAGTATAACCAGTTAAATTTAATGGATTATTAAATTGATTTCTGATTGTAAAACTGGCTTGAAAATTAGCCCCCTGTTCAAGAACTAAATTTACATTCCTGGCCGCCATTATGGGAATCCGTTTTTAAGTATTTATGATTAAGCATCTAATTTAGATAAAATTAATTTCATCATATCTTTAATTTCATTCACATCATCTTTCAGTTGATCAATTTCATTAATTTTTTCGTTTATTTTATTCATATGAGTTAATTCATTTATTTTTTTAGCTTTCACTTCCAAATATTGTTGATAATCAGAATCAGAACAATTTAAAATTGCATCAGTACTTTTGTCTCTGTAAAGTCCTTTATTATTTTCTACGGGTACTAACATATAATTTAGATACTAGAAATAACTCTAAAATCTCTAATTTTAGGAACAAATGCGGAATTCGTTCCTGACATTAGAATTTTTATTTGGAATCCATTAAACTGTGGTAAGTTGGAAGCTGTAAATTCATATGATTTAAAATCGTCTTCTAATGTCGAATGAGTTACATTTTTATCTGGTCTTCCATTATTCTTAGAACGATCCTTTACTTGTAAATTAGCATCTAAGTTGTCATATCCAGGGAATAGTTCCCATAATTGAGTTGTTGCAGGAGCATCAGATCTAAAAATTCTATAACATACTCTAATATCACTAGTAGAGTGTCTGAATGCATCAAAAAATACTTTTAGATTATCAGCATTTTTTTCCAAGATAACAACATTACTTAAATAAGTTGCAGCTGTTGGATCGTTAGTTAAAGAATTAACTCTAGGATCATTAGCATAATCCTTAACTTTAGAGTTAATTCTATTAGCAATGGTTATCAAATTCACTCTGTCCAAATCAATCATTGGAGAAACTTTTTCATCTTCCGATGACATAGTAAGCTCCATGGTAAAAGATTTTTTACCCGGGAAGTTTGATAGATATGTATCTTCATTTATCTGTGAACAAATAATTCTTGGAGAACCAAATTCATTATTTGAGTTCAAAGTTACATCTACAAATCCTTGATCTAAGAAAGAAGTTAATGTACTATCTGGAGAAGATCCACTAAAAGTTCTTGCCTTTGCAGATATATTTGTCTTTTGCGGAGTCATTATTGCAAAGTTAGGTCTAATAATATTAAACGGTATATTTTGACTTGCTTTAGGTCCTTTTGGAGATCCCAGTAAAGGAACCGTATCATATGATCCACAAGATTTATCATCTTTAAAGAATAATGCTGGATAACCAAGAGCGTTTCCTGGAGTTCTATCCAAACCTCTACTATTCATTCCAACTTGAATATAATAGTAATCTAAGTCGGTGGGATATTTTGTCAAATTCGTATCAGAGAAGTTATGAATTTTATTGATTCTTCTCAAAGATACTCCATTCAATTCATATTTAAATACGGGAAATTCAAGTCCATAACTTCCTGAAACTGTGTTATCTATATTTCTAGTTATTCCTGTTAAACTATTAGTTGAAGTTACAACTCCAGTATATGATATAACTTCACTATCAATCAAAATATATCCGAGATTTATAGAAGAAACCGGAAGATTCTCAAAACTTGTAAATATTCCAACAGAACTTACAATGATATCACTAGTAGAGGTTGAATCGTATGTTGCTTTTAGTGTTTGTGGTCTTAAATCGGGCTCTATTCCAGAAAGAATCACTTTATCAACCAAAGAATACATTCCATGATTATTGTGACTAACTTTAAAGTGTAGTCCGTCTGTTAGATCTAATACTGTTGTTACAGTAGCACCAGAAAGAACATTAGTTCCCGCCGAACCAACATAGAATAAACTATCAACTGAATTCTGATTTGGTGTCCCTTGTACTTCATCTACAAGTAAAGAATTGAATGCAGAAATCACTCCAACCGTATTTGGAATAGTAAGTATTAAATTGTTTCCAAGGTTATCTGTTTGAGAATAATTTACCTCTAATGTATCTCCAATAGCATATCCAGTGCCACCAATTGAAACTGTAGCTGCAATTGCTACTCCACTTTGAACACTTAAATTGACTTTCGCACCAAATCCTTTACCAGTTAAAGTTACTAAATTTATATTAGAATATGTTTTAAATGTAGATGTAAATCCAAGACCAGCAGCAGTTACTGTTAATGTGCTGCCAATTCCTACTGAACCTACAATGCTTTTCAAAGTTGATTTAAATCTAGAATTATTTTGTTGCAATATTGGACTTCCTGGGGTCAACCCAGTAACTTCTGCAGAAGTCAAACTTTTTCCTAGTCCAATCAAAGTTGACTTAGAAATACAATCTAGAGGATTTGGTCTTAAAGTTACAACTTGATTATTACCAATATCTAATTTTGGATTATAGAATCTTGCAGTACTAGATCCAGTAACAAATTTTGCTCTGTATAAAACTAATTTTAGATCTTCCAATTGACTTGGATCCCAGGTGGCACCATTCTGAGATTTAAATAAAGAACCCAACAATGGTTGTTGTGATACAACGATCTTCTGTGATTCAGGTAAATTTAATGTGGTGACATCTTCTTCACCCATTCTAGAAATCCATACTGTATATTCATTAGATGCAGATAGTAAAACTACAGAATATGAATTTCCAGTTTCAAGATAAACTGGAGATGGGAAAGTGAATGTGGTGGGAGTTTTACCATCTAAAGATACATTCACTTGACTTGGGTCTAGAACTACTTCACCAAAGGGAATAATTGTCGTTGTGGGCAAACCAGTTTGCATAGTTCTGATTTGCATAGTAACGGGTAAATTATTAGTATCTTTAGTTCTAAAGAATATTTCACACTTTGTGATAAATACACCATTTTCATCTGGAACTTCAAAAGATTGTGCAAGTGGATCTACCCATCTTGTCTGAGAAACAGTTCTATTAACAAAAGAAGTTCCGGCTTGAAGTGTTGTTTGTTGACTAGTCAAAGTTCGTTCTTCACTTCTACTTAATCTTTCTACATTTGCATTTCTAGTTCTTAAAGTAACTTCTTCAGTATTGTTTAATAGACCAGACGATATAAATTTAGTATCGGCTGTGCTATCGGTTGCACCAACAATTGTAGTATTAGTAGAACTAGTTGTAAGTGTAAATGTTTTTGTTCCGGTTTCAAATGCGGGTGTAGATTGTAATTTCGAATCAGGAATATGTAAAGATCCAATCAAAGTACCAGATGCATCCGTAATTAATCTTATATTTGTGACTGTAGCAACTGCTTTGGAAACTTCTCCTCTTAGTTGCATATTTTGAACAACATATCCATAAAATCCAGAAGCAGATTGCAATTCTAAAGAAGCCGTATCAACATTTAATATCGTTGATGTTGTTGAATAAGATGTGGGTATTGTTTGAAGTGGAGAATATGGATTATTAGTAAAAACTTGAGATGCTTGATTATATGGACCATATTTGTGGTTAGGAGACGCCAATCTAAATTTGATAGAGGCAGTCCCTAATGTTCCAGTTACAGTCTCACCAACATTAAATGTGCCACTTACCATTTGAATTTCAATCAATTTAGGCATGGCATATTTTGCCATATCAACATTATCAAAAAATGCATACATCCTTGTCGTTGGTTTTAATCTTCTCGCAATAAACTCTATATTTCTTGTACGCATCCTATGAATGACTTCAGTTGATATAACAAATGTACCTAAATTTACTGTATCAAACCTTTCAGATACTTTATATTGAATACCCTGCCTTGCTTGTTTTGTAGTAGTTAATGTGGTTACATTAGCAAAATTAGTATATTGATCTCTGTAGTTTATGGTAGTAGTTTCAGGAATTCCTCTACCTTTTTGGAATCCTCCCCTATGGCTACTTCTGGAAATTTCTTGAGTGCCAACATATATGCTACCCATATTTTGTCTGGCAATTTCTTGAGTGCCAGTCCATGTAGTTTCCCAAGATCCCCAATCTATGGGAGATAATCCAGTATTTGTATCAACACCAAGTTGTTGTATTGTAGTTGAATAATTACCTTCTTGATCAACAGTTCTCTTTGTGCCTTTAGTTTCAATCCAAGTATCCGTAGCTGGATTTAATTCAATTGCACCAATCCAATTAACAACATGGAATGGATTTACATTTTCAGCTCTGGTAGCGAAATTATTTCTAAGGAATACAACATCAGTATATTTTAAACAAACAACATCACCAACTTTAACTGTATTTGGATTTCCTAAATCTGATACAAATCTTAAGTCTGCATCTGGATTTGAAATATTAGATGCTCCTATTACTGCTTCAGAACCTAATAGAAGATCTACTGAAGTTGTGTAATGCTGTGCTCTTAATAAACCATCTCGTGTGTCAATACTACATTTATGTTGTGGATCACCTAAAGCTCCACTACTTACAGATTTAAAATTATCTACAAGGAATCCACACTTAAATCTATCTAACTGGGTTTGAGAATCTCTTAATGTTAAATTTTTAGTATCTGTTTCTAAGAGAGAAAGTGATGTATAATATTCAATATTTCTTATTCTATCTTCGAGTCTTGCAATATCTTGCATTCTATATCTCTTATGTGGAGATAATTGCACTGTTACATCTCCAACATTATAAACATAGGGTTTCATTGTAATTGTAGCTACTTCTAAAGCGTTTTCAATTAAAACAGGAGAAATTGGAGCTAATGCTGGAACTCCTTTAGATATGAAAAATTCACCAAATCTATTAAGATATAGTTTATCTGTTCTTGCAAGATAATAAGAATAACTTAAGAATAAATCTTTATCTTTAGCAAAATTATATAGGCTAGAATTAGTTGCAGGTATAAATTTTCTAGCCTCAAATTCAAATGGAGAATATGGAGTTAAGTTACTATTATAAGGACTAACTCTTGGTCTTAAGTCAATAATGTCACTGGCTCTATAAAAAGAAATTGATGGTAATTCGGACGAATATCTTTCACTATCGTATGAATTAACCGTAGTTAAATCGCCATCATCATTTGCATCTATGTAATAATGGCTAAATACAATTTTTAATTTTTTTGTTGGAGCGGTAACACCATCTTTTCTTTTTAATGATGAAAAATCTGCTATTTCAAGAGTTTGTCCACTGTCAAAAATAAAATCTGATACTATATTTCGATCTCCTTCTATTAATAAACTTACCTTTGCTGTAATATTTGATTCACTAAAAACAATTTTTTCATCTTTAACGAAGGTATTTTCATTAATATAAACGAATCCAAATTGATTTGTTCCGTTAGTTTCAATAAACATCGCCAAAGCACGACTTATTTCACCATAAACAATTTCACCTTTTATTGCATTTAAAATATTAGCATTTAAATCAACAACTTCTAATTTTGGTAAATCTGGAGCATTCGCATCTGAAGATTCAAAAATTGCAGAAACAAAAATTACATCGGGAACATTTAATGAAATTCGCTCATCTTGTACTCTTGTTCCATAATAAGGACCAAATGTTAAACCATCATTAAGAGTTGTACTGCCTATTCCCGATTTAGTTGTATTTGATTTTGTAATGTCTAATATTGCACATCTATTATAGATTTTTTTTCTTGCTTTTAATCTTCTTTTTCTTAAAGTTGCTGTTAATGTAGCGGAGCCATTTTGAGACAAATTAACTAAAGTTAAAGTTCTAGCAGCAGTAATTGTAAATTTATTTGCAGTCAGTGGTTCTACAACTCCATTACTATAAACTAATGTATAATCCTCCTCATCAAAGGGTTCTAAACTAACATTAGTATCACTTTCTAGAGTTGCTGTCAAACCATTTGATGCAACAGTTACCGAATATGACTTTCTAAAAACTATCTGTCCATCTGATATATCGACATTCGAAATATTTGTGTTTTCTAGTTCTGCAAAAAAGTATGAATCTCTGGGGTTTAATAATGTAGAAACTCCTTTCAATATATCATTGATAGTTGTTGAGCTTGCTGGTAATGCACCGGCATTAACACCTGCAACATTAGGAGTGGCTTCAATTTGAATAGATCTGGCAGAAGCATTTACTAATACTACTCTGTTATATGTTGGTAATGTTTCACCTGCCTTTGTATAGACAAAAATATCTCCTGTATTGATGCCAACTCCAAATGTAGAACTAGCGGATGTTACAGTGCTTATACCACCAGAAGCGGCAGAAATAGTAAAACTAGTGCCTTGAGGTGCAATGGGTATTGGAGTGGATATTACAGTGTCTGCAGTAAATGTTGTTGTAGCTCCATTAAATCCAACTATTTGTCTTATATCACTTAAATTATAATCTCTAACAGCAGTTATTGTTCTAGAAATATCTTGTCCATCAACTTTTAATTGTTCACCATTTGAAAAACTTCCAGAAACTTGATATAACACCAATTGATTAGAGTTTGAAGCATTTATAGCTAAAAATCCAGATGCAGAACTATTTTTTCCTTCAATGAATGCTGGTCTAGATAAAGTTATTGTAGCATTTAATTGCAAATATGTATATGTTTGTATATCATAGGATGAACTATCGAAAACACTAGCAGCATTTGAATACCCAGCATTTTTTAATTTCAAATCGTAAAGTCTAGCGACGCCTATGGGGATTCCAGAAGCAACACCTGGAGTTGCTGTTCTTTTTGAATACAAAGATACTTGACTTGTTGTTCCAAATCCTACAGGAACTGCTCCATAAACATTATTAAGTTCTACCAAATTACCCAAAGTAAATGGAACAGTGGTATCTTTTACCGACTCCGTAGTTCTGGGTTTTTCTAAATCCGCATTTACAGTTATTTGGGTTTCAACTTCATACCCTCTAACATATGCTTTTCCGGGAGAAATCTGTAAAGTTAATAAATTATTTGAAGGAGTATTTCCTTGTTTTGTTAGTTGATTCGGATTATAAACTCCATTGTTTCCCTGTGCATTATTTAAGGATTCTTTAGCAACTACAGTAAAAGGTTTTACATAATAATCTCCTGATTCATCATTTGTTCTTCTTGCTAATTCATCATTTACTAAAGAAATTGGATCTTGTTTTTTTGGGACTTTTTTAATTTCTCCATTTTCAATCCTTAATAATTCCACAAAATTTTCGTCATTAAAATCATCTAATGATTTTTTTATTAAACTAGCAACAATTCTAAGTCTATCAGCCCCAGGAGCAGCAAAATTAGAAAATCCTCGTGCGTTATCAAATAAATCTACATTTACTTGAGAAGGTACAGCAATATCCTCGAAAATAGATAATCCGACACGATATGATGGAAGGTTGCTGTATTGATCTAATATTACGGTTTGTGGAAAAACATCTACAAAAAATCCTCTTATAAAATAAACACCTTCTTCAATCTTAATTGCAGACCCTGTAGCTGTGGAACCAGAAATAACTGTTGTAGCAAATGAAGAATCTAATCTAATAACTCCTGTACCATAGTTTATGTTTTCTAATACTAATAAATTTTCACCATCTACAAATTTCTTAGCTGTAAAATTTGTATCACTAGAACTTTGATATTTTATATACAAGGTATTATTATTATTTTCAGATTTTTCAGCGCTGATATAGGTTTCAATTTTGGCATAAACTCCGCTAGTTTCACCTTTTATTCTTTTATCTTTTAATTTATCAAGATATACAGATACAGGAAGCCCTAAGTGAGTTGGGTCTATTTGAACACAAGTATATTCGGAATCATACGCTACATTTCCTGGTATTACTACTTGTCCTTCTTTGAAAAAATGTTTTCCAAATTTTTCAACTTGATTTTGTAATATTGATTGAAGTGTTGTTAACTCTCTTGCTTGAATTGGAGTTCCTGGTTTGAATAAAACTCTTTGATAATTTTTTGTTACATCAAAATCATCAAAGTATGGAGATGTATTTAAATTAGTATTTTGTGCCATTTTTTACTAGAACTCCAATACAATTTTGATATCTTCTTTTTGATTGGCAGATCTTGGGATAGGTTGTCTATTGTCCAAGTAAATGATATCTCCAGATTTTTTATTATATTCAGCTGAAGAAATACCAGCAACAAACTGTTGTCCCAACTGATATATTCTATTATTTATCGTAGTAGTTACCCCGCTAAAAGATGAATTAATTGTTAATGTTGGTCCAACAATTACAGAACAAGTAATTGTTGTTCCATACCCAATATCCGGATTTGAAGTAAATGGAATAATTTTAAATCCAGTTTCACTTGAAGCTAGTCCTGTTGGTTGATAATATTTCAATACTCCAGTTATTGGATCCCAGGAAGCTACAAATCCTATCGCTGTTGATCCAAATCCAACAGTCTGTTTTATAACTGCATCTACAGCGTATGTTGTATTAGTAGTAACTCCGCTTAATTTTAAAGCATTTAATCCACTAACCACTGAAGTATCTAAAATTTGAACATCACTTCCTGAAATAGTAGGATTTTTTAGTATCCCAACTCTAGCAAAATCATTTCCTAAAATAATATCAGGATTACTATCTAAGGTTTCATATCTAGAGTAAAGTAAAACCTTATAAGCACCAAGTTCTCTATAAATATCGTACCCATGACCACCCTTTGGTGGAATAATAACATTAAAAGAAGCTATAGAAGTCGTACCAATTCCAGTGTTACTTAACTGTTTTAATGGACCAGTTACCTCGGATCCAGGCGCGCCAGGATAAAATTGTATTGTTCCATAGGTATAATTTTTTCCACCATCAGTAACAAATACTTCAGATACTTTACCAAAAGAATCAATTGTAATTGTTGCTTTACCTCCAGTTCCATCTCCCAATATGGGTACATTTGAAAAAGATGTTGAAATTGGTTGATAATTCGTTCCTCTGCTATTAATTATAACAACTTCTATTTTACCATCAACAGAATTGGTTTTTGTAGAAATTGATTCACCCGTACTCCCCCAGTTTTCGGGAACAGGTATATATTCAATAGAATCAAACTTAACGATTTCAGAAGGTTTAATCGTATATAAGTATTTCCAAATATATCCATCACCACTAGCTCCTGCAGCTCTTGGTTCTAAATCAATAAATGTAGGTTGGTCAAAAGATGGCCTACCTTTTGGATTTTCGGGATCAGTTCCGTTTTGTAGGCAAATATATACTCTCAAATCTTCATTTATAACATAAAAATTTGATTCATATAAACCAGTTTGAGATGTAACTGGAGTAACATTATAAACATTATAGTCATGTCTGTACATTTCAAAAGTGTTTCCTGCTACCCAGGTAACTTTTCTGACGAGTCTTCGTACATCCTGACTTGTGATTTGTTTTAATGATATGATACTTTCTTTAACTACATATTCCTCTTTAAATCCATCTACAGGAGATGGAGTATTAGCAATCCAATTTGAAGAGCCGCCAGCGGCAGGACTAGTACTATTTGGTAGCCCTATAAAAGTGTAATACTTATTTGATGTGTCGCCCACACCAGAAACACTTTTTACAAAGTTTTCAGCATTTAAAACTCTAAATTGATCCGATATTATAGCGGGCATTTTAAAATATACTTTTTTTTATTTAGTTACCTTTTACTTACTTATAATATTTCTGGTTCTTATGACTTTTGGCGAAGTAGATAGTCCAGAACTTCCATTATCAGTAAGAGCTGTGAAGGTTTGAGGATTTCCTAAAACTCTATTTTGGTAGTCGTATATTTTGCCCCAACTATATCTTCCATAGAAATTATTTGTTCCAATTCCAGTATTATTTGATCCTCTACTGTAAACTTTTACATAATTATCAACCATGGGAGCAAAGTTGCATGTTACTGTTACTATACCAACTGATGGTGTCGTTATATCTTCAACAATATAAACACCGTCTAGGAAAGATTTTGCTATTCCAATTTTAGAATTTGGATAATTACTCATACCACCAAGAAGGGTTGTAATTCCAACTAAGTCACCACCAGTTTGAACATTACTATCAGTTATTACAAAATAATCTCCTTTTGATAGTTGGCTATTAACAATACCAAAAGCATTCAGTGCAGAATACCCTACACCTAAAGTACTATTATCATATTGTTCGGATTTTAAAGTGAAAGAAATTTTTGGAGATGTGGTTCCTATACCAGGAGTTCCTGCGATATATGTAATAATTCCCACAATTATTCCATGATCTCCTACAGCTTTAAATGACTTAACGAATTCAGTTTTATATGTGTCACTCTCTATTAAAACTGGTGGCGAACTGCCAAAGCCATATCCAAATCCAGGATTAACTATTTGGATAGATGTTACACTCCCGTTATTTGTAGTAGCAGTTGCAGTTGCAGAATTGTAAACCGGATCTGCATACATTATAGTAGATCCAGTTCCAACAAGAACATATCTCCCATCTGATCCAATATTATTTGTAAATATTAAATCATTGACATTTTTTGATTGTAGTGTACTTCTGTAAACCCAATTTGTCAAATTAAAGGAATAATACAATTGTCCCGAAGACGTCACTGCTACATAGAAACCATAATTATAATATATGTTTACTAGATTTTCGGCTCCAAGATTATTTGAAATAAGTTGATAGTTATCTCTATTAATTGATTTTAAAATTATTCCTTGATTTCCAACTATAATAAAGTCTCCATTAACATAGATTATTTTATTTAAATTATTGGTTACTGGAGATGTAGTGTTTTCCCATATTGTTCCAGTATCAGAAGTTCGAATTGTACCATTATTACCAACCGCAACAAAATAAGTATTACCAAATACAACACTATTAAAATCGGACAATGTTTCGGAATATCTACTAACAAAACTACTTGTACTTATACCATTGCCAATAAAAATAGATCCACCAGCTCCAACAGCAACCCAAGTATTAACAGAATTAGAATATACTATTTGATTGAATGTTCCGGTATATGCACTACCCACTCTACCTACAGCTCCTATACCTAAAACAATAATATCTTCTTCTAATGGAATTTTAGTCCAACTAGAAATAACAGATCCGCTATCTGTAGCTCTTATGATTTTGCCTGCAGTTCCAGCAGCGACTAATAAATTACTTGTACCAACACCGACCACTTGAATTGAATTAAAATTGGAGGTTTGGCTAAATCCAACTGTATCGACTTGCCAAGATATTCCATCAGAACTTGTAGCAAAGACTGAACTACTTCCGATAGCAACAAATTTATCTTTATATTGTATAGATTTAAAATCATATGATGTAGTTACCCCTGTTGCAAATTTCCAATTAAAAATAGGATCTTTTAATTTAATAGCAGATTTTGAAATAACTACTTTTGGTGATTGTGTATTTGCATAACCAACTCCGCCATTTGTTACAACCACAGAAGAAATCGTAGACGAAGAGGAAACTACAGCTTGACCCAAAGCAGAAGTAATAGATTTATCTTCAAATATGAAAAGATCTCTAATATCTTCAGCGAGTTGATCTAAATCCGAAAATAAAGGATACGCATTATCAACATATATCGCCGAATCTTGTGGTGAAATAGTTTTAATAACGGTTGCAGATGGTCTTATATTACTTTGGAAACTTGGTCTTGATTTAGAGTACAATGTGCCACTGATTACGGTGTCACTGATTTGTTTTTGCCAGGTAAGAGGTCTAATTTTTGTTGGATCAGTTATTATCCCAACAGAATAATAATTAAAAGTTTCTAATTGGTCAGAAGCCGTTATTTTTTTAACAACACGATCAAATTGAGAAATATCAAAAGGATCTTCTGGATTTTCCTGAATTATTACTTTATCTCCGGGTTTAATTGTTGGTGGTGGTACAATCAACTCAACATCATTAGATGACCCTCTGTAGTACAGAATAAAACATTTTGATCCTGGTTTAGGCGCCTCGGTAAATATGACTCTACTTCCAGAGAATTTGTACGATGAATTTGGAACCTGTAGTACATCGTTTATGTATATAAAAATATTATTTGTTACATCTAAGTTTGTTCCGACAGGAACTCTCAATCCAAGAACTTGTTTTACCCCATTTATAGTTGTAGAAAGAGTAAACTTTTTCCTAAATCCATTAAAGAATTGAGAAATATCATCAAATTTTATAAATTGACCAGGATAGAAACCAGAAAAACTATCTGTTTCAACTTCTTCGACCGTTAATATAAATGGTTGATATTGTTTAAAGGATACTATACCACCTTGAACATAATAATGTGGTATACTTGAAATAGAACCAGCTTGTATAGTAAATGTGTTTGTAGATGCAACGGAAATAACTCCAAATTCATAAGCTCCATCACCACTAGACTCAGTGTATCTGAGAATTCTTTGCATAGTTGGAACTTTTTTAGTTATTCCACCACTGACATAATTATGAACAATTGTAGAAATGCCTGCATTAAATGTAAAGGTGTTTGTAGTTATACCTGTAACAGTAAATGTGGCCCCATAAATGGAAGACCCTGGATATGGATATATCGTTGATGTAATACCAGCTTGCGCTGTTCCACCCGAAACATAAGTATGGGCAATACTAGAAATACCAACATTAATGGTAAATTTAGTATTACTTATTATAGAATTAACTTTAAAAATGTCCCAATTACTCAATGTATTTGAGCTAGATCCTGGATACGGGAATATTGTAGATGTAATACCAGATCCACTGGGACAAGTAAGAGCGATTCCAGCTAACTTGATTTGTTTTCCTTTAATAGCTAAGTGATTACTTGCGGTAGTGATTGTTGCTATTCCAGATACTTTATCATAAACAAGATTCGTAATATTTACAATTGGATTTTGAACATATCCAGGACAGGTAAGAGAAAGACCTGCCAAAGTAACTTTATCTCCAATTAGGTAACCATGATTAGTTGAAGTAGTCGCTGTTGCAATACCAGTTGTATTAGTATATTTAAATGTAGTAATTCCTATTTCTGGCCAACCAACAAATACATGTGGAATTGTAGAAATTCCAGAATTTATTGTAAAACTTGTGGATCCTAAAGATGTAAGAACTGGGAATACTTTTCCATAAGTACTTGTGCCATCGGGGAATATTGTAGTTGTTACACCCGATTGAGCTGTCCCGCCAGAAACATAAGTATGTGCAATACTAGAAACTCCCGCGTTAATTGTGAATTGTGTATTACTTAAAACTGAGTTGACTTTAAATACATCAAATGTCCCACTTACAGCGTTTGGACTTGATCCTGGGTATGGATATATTGTTGATGTAATACCAACTGTTGCTGTACCACCTGAACTATAAGTGTGTGCAACAGTAGAAATCCCTGCATAAAATACAATCGTCGCACCAGAAGTACCTGCAAGAACCCGGAACACATTAAAAGTTCCCCCAAGGGTATTTGGACTACTATTTGGATAAGAATTGCCCAAGGTCCCTATACCAGCTGAATATGGAAACTTGGTGGTTGAATACCCGATAGCTTCTGATGGGCAAGAAAGAATGATATCAGCAAGTTGAACATATTCGCCGGGTATTAATCCATGATTTGCGTTAAGTGTAATGGTTGTTATGCCGGTAGAATTAGTATAAACAAAATTGGTAATATTATAAGTTGCAATTCCAGTTGCACTATGTGCAGCACAAGAGAATGCAATTCCAGCCAGTTTTACTTGTTTTCCTGTAACTGCACCATGATTAGAGGATGTTGTAATTGTAGCAATACCAGCTATATGATTGTAAACAACATTACTAATATTGACTGCGGCATTCGTTGTGTATGATGGACAATTAAACGGTAAATTATATAAAAATACTTCGTTGCCTGTTTGATTATATGGAACATCAGTTCTCAATAATCCATGAGGAGAATAAGTAACAATTGTAGAAACCCCAGTAACATTATCATACGAGAATGTTTTAATTCCTACTTCATCATATCCACAAGTAAATGCAATTCCAGTTAAAATTACATCATCACTTTCGTTTAAATTATGAGAATTTGATGTAGTTATCGTAGTAATTCCAGTTAAATTATTATATGTTAAATTGGAAATCGATAGTGTATCATATCTAAATGTAGTATTGGTTTTTATTCCAAGTGGTGTTAATTTATCACCAACTCTATATCCTACCCCAGGTTCATCAAATTTATAGGAAATTATACTAGATCCCAGACTAACCTCAACTGTTAATTTCGCCTTTTGACCACTTCCAGATGATCCAGAAGTATACCCAAGAGATAAATTACTATATCCTGTAGGTATTCCAATTACTACTTTTGGACTAGATTTTTCTGGTATTGTCGTATAACCAGTTCCAGCATTTACAATAACAAATCCAGTTATTGTTCCAGCTGCGCTAACTAAAGCGGTTATGCTTGCACCAAATCCAACAGTGGCTGCAATGCTGACAACTGGGGCAGATCTATATCCTGATCCACCACCAGAAACTCTAACACTACTAATAGTTCCAGTAACAGATACGGTTGCAGTTGCAGCTGCTCCAATTCTTGGAATATATCCATGACTTGTTGACACGGCAACTTTAGATATTTTTCCTGCTTTTGGAACTCCAGATAAAAATTTAAGTGTGTTTGTTCCAGATCCATCAATCGTAAAATCTTCTAATGGATTTTGCGAAACATTATTAATTGTTATTATCGGATTATTACTTATTTCAGTACTACTATTGACAGTATTAAATAAACTATTTACGGTTTGTCCTTTAGACTTTATAGTAAACTGTGTCGCAGCAATACCGGTAAAAGATAATGTCAAGTCATCAATAAGTAAATTTTTGTCTTGAGGAACACTAGGATCAAATTTTCTACTGAAAACTCTAGCATTAAAAATAGATCCGGTCAATAGTCCTACTCGACCAATTTTTCCATATGGAGCAGTATCAAAGTATATAACATCGCCGATAATATTAAAATTACCGTTTAAAACGGTAACAGATGTTCCAACGGTATGTGATGCTGCAACCGAACCAAAATATCCTCTTACAACCTCTATTTTATTTGCTGACGAAACGCCAATTGTTTTAATTGAAACTAATTCATCCGCTAAATTAATAATATCATTTTTAGCTAATGAAGAAATTCCTGATGATATAGTTAATATTGTTGTTGATGCCGTCGAAACACTAGAAGCTAAAGAAACATTTAAAGGTTTTCTGGTTAAAGCTTTTTGTATTATTCCATCAATAGTAACTAATATACTGTGATTTGGTTCTTTATATTCAAGATGATGAATAGCTGTTCCTACACCAGTAATATCTAAAAATACACTAGTAGACAATCCAGATAATTTAAATTCATTATCATTTAGTTTATATACAAAGAGAGATTTTGGTAACACTTTAGTGCCCAGTTCAAGTGGACTAAATGTTAAATTATCATTTGAATCTGTACCTCCGATATAAGTTCCAGCAACAGAAACTATAGAGGTAGATGCATATCCAGATCCACCATTTAAAACTCCAACAAAATTAATTGCTCCAGAAGAATCTCTAGAGATATCAAAAGTAGCTCCAGATGAATCATTAGAAGGAACGGAAAGATAACTTTGATTTGATTGCCCAGAAATTACGGTTGGTCCAGTTTTTGAAATTACAAATGTAAGATCATTGGTTGGAGTGGCACCACCCAAATAAGTTCCTGCAATAGAAACAGTTTGTCCCACAGAATATCCCTTACCACCTTTAGTGGGTAATATTGAAGTCGAAAGTGGTTGACCAGTAGTTGAAGAGTATGATCTGAATACTGTAAATTCAGCTGTAGATCCGGTTGTTGTTATTCCGATAACTTGAACATATGATTTAGAAGTTGGCCCAACAGGTACTAGAACCGTACCCACTCCAGTTATACTTGTCGTTATCGCAACAGAATATCCATTTTCAAGAACCGCAGTACCATTAAAATTATGAACCTGCATTAAAGTTGAAGTTATTCCTGAAACATAAGAAGTTGTAGCAATTCCAATAGGACTTCCATTAGAATAAGAATATATCAATTCTTGACCAGACTGAAAATTATGATTTGGAATTATGAATGTATCAGTGACGGAATTAATATTATTACTGGAAACTTGATGTTTAAATAACGGAGTTCCATTATTTTTTAATTTAAATGTTGTTAGTCCAACTATACCTCCACCTCTTTGTATAGATGGATATGTTATGATGCTTGGAGCTGCAGTTACTCCAATTCCAATTACTGAAGTAATAATTCCAATATAGTTACTAATTGCGCTTTGAACATCTGCACAACAATTTTCACTATAAGATAAATTGCAATTAATGTCCGGTAAAATTGTAGTATTTGAATACTGTGTTGTAGATATAAATGCTCGTTGAACTGTTCCCCCGTTTACATAATCATGAGTAATAGTAGATGGTCCCGTATTAACTCTAAATGTAACTCCATCAATAACTTCTACTTTATAAACAAATCCTTTAGGAGATAACGAAGCATTTCCATCTGGTCCTGCACCAAGACTCGGGAAAATTGCAGTGGTTATTCCACCACCAGAATTACAAGAAAGAGTTATATTTTTTAAAACAACATAATTTGTAGTCGTAGTTGAGAGTCCATGAAAAGTTGTAGTACCAACTGTGGATATACCTGTTATATTATTATAAACTAAACTATTAATACCAACTGAATTAGCAAGTTGATATGAAGTTTTAACTCCTGTATTGTTAATAATAAACTTAGTTAAATCAACAATATACTTAAATCCGGCTATCGTTTCGGTAGTTTCTCCATCCACATAATTTATTCCATCGACAGTTGACCAGTATGAAAGTGCTGCCTCAACCGTTTTATTATTTGAGTTATATTTGAGATCGTGTGAAACTGCATCAACAACCAATCCCACATCTCTTGCACAAACATCTCTATCCCAATCTGGATTGGTGGTGATTCCAGGATAGGTAGCAGTTATAAATCCTACAACTTCTTCTTGAATGAATAGTCGGTTACCATCTATCAAATCAGATGCATCAGCAAATCTATCACGCAAATCCTGTACTGAAGTCCCGTCAAATTGATTACTTATATCATCGACCTGAATAACTTTATTTGTTTTGTTTACTATGAAAGAACTCAAATCAATGCCGCCATCAAAAAATATATTTTGAGTGGATCCATCTGATAGGGTTTCTTCTTCATAAACTCTAGCAAAGTTTTGTTTATTACTAAAATTTATTACTGAATCAACATTAATAAAGGTAGATGAATCATTACCTAATAATTTTGGTCTCATATTTGTTGACTTGGAAATACCAACATTAACTTCATTTAATGTCGCTTGAGTAAATATTTCCAAATCAGAAAATTCTTTAAATCCGGAAGGATGTACTATTGATCTTACGGATTCTCTCCATATATTATATGGAACATCACTTCTAATAGAATAGGAAAATTTTTGATAGTAAAAATTATCAGAAATTCTTTGAGAATATTCATTTAAAATACCAGAAGAAAGATCTATTGAAGATCGTTTATCACGAGAGATACCTAGTGTTGCATATAAATTAAATACATCAAAATATTCAACAGTTCCATTAATTCTAGAAGTATCTCCAAAAATTTTGTCTAGGACATTTATTTCGCCAGATATATTTTTTAATCTCATTTGATTGAGTTTATTGTCCCAACCATTTTCCATTATTACTCCAGAAAACTTTGCGGAGGATATTTTTTCATTAGAAAAATAATTTACATCATCTTTCAACACCATTTCAAAAACTGGTAAATCTTTTTTATTGATGACTGAACCTAAACCAAAATCATCATCATATGTACCAAAACCACCCGTAGCAATTCCTGCCATATCATAAGTAACAGTATTATTAACAGAGCTAACTCCTACAACATCAAAAAATCGATAATCGTATGAGGATGAGTTAAAATTAGCTAACTGTGCAGTGGATGGTGTTATTCTACAATTTTCAATAAAAATTTGATCTCCTGGAGCAAATGGGAATGTATAAGCGGTTTCACCAAATCCAGAAGGTATAAATGGATTGTTTGAGGCTATACTATTTGTTAATTCTAAAGTTACTAAATTTCCAGAAATAGAAACTGAATCTATTTCATATCCATTTGAATTGTGTATTGTAAATATTTCAAGAGGATTTGATATTGAAGTAGAATTTTTAATAATATCTACAGAAACCACAGATCCTGCAGATACATTAGAGGCAAGTTCTATACCATTAGTATCGTTTCTTACTATTAATTTTGGTGCAGTATTGAGTCTTCTACCTCCAGTAACTATTCCAATATAGTTTATGGTTCGTATATCTTTTACCCCAATAATAGTTGGTACACTCAAAAACGGTGAAAGTGTAGGGTCTGTTGGATAATCAAATCCATCCTTTACTCTATCAAAAGTTTCAACTCTACCAATTGTTGGAGATATAAGCTTTACGACAGCATTTGTACCTAAGGTGCTTTTTATTCTTTTAACAATTGGTAATTTCTTGTATCCTCTACCCTCAAAATTAATTTTTAATTCTGATACTGGCCCTAAAGCATTGGTAGATGTTGTTTTATAAGAAAACTTAGTTAAATTTTGAACTAGAATTTGTTTTTCAATATCTGTTAAGTTTTTATTATTATCGAATATAAATTTTTTACTAGATGGTACAGTTGTTACTACAAATGTATCATTAAGTTTATGATTTATTATTGAAATTTTATTGTTGGATATTACATCATAATCTGTTGATATTTGTTTTTTACTTTCTTCAGAGGATCCCTGAGAGGAAAATTTGTAATATATGGGGAAATTTTGTTCTGAAAGATCTAAAATAACTTTTGCGCCCGTATTTCCAGGAATTGCAGTTCTAGTTACAAAAAATCCACTTCTTTCATTAATACGCTCAATAAAGTTTACATCATAATAAAATTGTAAATTCAAATTAAGTAAACTAGAATCAGATAAATCAAATTCTATTTTTGTAGTTCTTATGCAACTAATCTGGGGGTTAATATAATATAATTTTTGATTAGATCCACCTGTTGATGAAAAATTTATAAATTTGGATTCGAATATATCGCTTCTATGCTGACATAGTTTTATAGAATTGAAGTTGGTTTTTGAAACATAATAAATTCCATAATTTGATAGTCCATTAATTGGATTTTGTGCAATATACACAAGTTTATCGCCAGTATTAATATTTCCCGAATATGAAGAAATATCTATAGTATCATCGTTAACGGATACATTGCTGTTTGAAAATGGAATTTCTCGCATCAAAATTTTTCTATTTACAGGATCAAAAATAACTTTTATAACTTCATTATAAGTTGTAGATATATTGAATTTTATTCTATCGCCAACTTTTAAATTATGATTTGTTTTTGTTGTTACTATGCCTACACTTTTTTGTAGTGTTCCCGTTATTTTTGGATTTATAGTAGTTAAAGAGTGAGCCGCTCCTATCACTCCATAAGCTTTTTCTTGATCCCAAAATTGTAAACAATTATTAGTAGTGCCTATTCCTATCGAACTTGTAAATCCAATTGTAGATAGTCCAACATAATCTCTACCTAAATTTACAGCGTAGACTAATTGATTATCCTGTAATTTAAATGAAACTGAAGATCCTACATTATTTACAAACAAAGATGTACCCGCAATTCCAGATCCAGAGTTGTAAATTAATGGTTGACCGGTAAAAAATTTGTGGCCAGGTATGAATATACTTCTTGTTGGAATAAATCTAATTTCAAACTGCGATGTACTTCCAACTCCCACAACATTCCGAGTTGAACCGCTGGTGCCAATACCTACAGTAAATCTTGGATCAAAAAATGTCGTATAGTTTTCAAGTCTATAATTACTTGAATCATTTAATTCAACTGTAGGAACTCCTGTTAGTGGTTGTAAACCAGAATCACGGATATCACCTCCAATTGTTGCAATTTTAAATTCTTTTGGAAGTAAAAATACTGTATCAATTCCAACAGAATGAATTCCAGTATTTTGAAGTCTATTTACAAAAAATCCAGATCTTCTAATATCAACATTAGTAATTAATAAAATTTCTGTTCCTATTCCTATAAAATCATTCGATTTAAATCCATTAACATCTTTTACTTTTATAAAAGTTGATATTCCAGTTGAATTTAAATCACCAATAGATTCTAGTAATTCCGATTTTTTTTCTGCAACTTTAGCATATTTAACACCTTGTAATGAAAGTGCAGTAATTGTTGATACTCCACTAATTAAAACTGGTTGACCATTTACAACTCCATGCGGTGAACTTGTTCGTATTATAGTATCAGGTATACTAACTATGACTTCGTAGTTAGTTATTTTATCTTCGATTAAACTAAAGTTTGTAATTTCTCTACCTTGTAATTCACTTACAACCACATTTGATTGTATACCCCCAGTATCACTTATGTCTATTTCTACAGGATCATTAACTTTATAATTATCTCCAGCAGAAAATATAGATACATCTTCTATTTTACCAGAGTTTATTTCGGTTATAATAAATTCTTGTTTATATTCTTCTAGTACTTTATCTATTAAATCATAAGATGAATTAGCAGAGTTTAGATAATATGGACCAACATTTCGAGTTAAACTTGTATCAAAAATTTTGGAGTCTTGATTAAATCCAGGTAAGAAATTTTCTTTCACTGGTTTATTATAAAAATACGGACCAACTACATATGGGTATTTGGGAACAGGTTCATTTGCGGCATTAAGCTCAATTGTATTATAATATGCATATACCCCATTTGGGTATTCTGGAGTTATGGAAAATCTACCATTATGTTGATCTAAATCACCTGAACCATCAAAAATATAATCATTAATGAAAAATCCATTTTCAAACAATGGAGGTCTTTTACCTGGAGTTAAGTCAATATTCAATATATAACTGGGATTCATTCTTCTTATAAATCCACCAGTTGTTGTGTCATATGCATATGGCCCATAGATAGGGTTTCCATCATATGCATAACCCAAAATTGGAGAATGATTAAGTGTACCTGTATTTTCTTTATTATTTTGTCCTAGATTATCTGATAGTTGATATCTTAATTTTTTAGGGACATAAAAATTGATAAATTGTAATTCAAGTTCTGGATTTTTAGAAGAATACAAAACACCATCATCATCATTGTTAATAATATTTTTACTTTTGACTACTTGATTTATTTTCCATTCAGTTATATTTGTTAAAAATTTCGCATTCAATCCTCTATTCTTTAAAGTTAATATTGTAGTTTTTGAATCATACCCTACACCACCAAAAACTATATTTACAGCAAATAGTTTTCCATCCTGTACAATTGGTTCTATTTGTGCGTAACTTCCTTCGCCTGAAATTGATATTTCGGAATTTTCTCTAAAACCATTGCCTCTACCGATAATTTGAACATCAACTATTGAACCATTAATGATGATTGGCTTTAAAATAGCTTCAGATGTTATACTTGCAATTCCGGTATTCGGTCTTCTATGATAATTAACAATATTTGTACATCCATATCCAATACCCCCATCCTCAACATAAACATCTTCGATAACACCCAGTACAATTGGTTTTAGCTCTGATTTTATATTTGTAGTAGCTCCTGTTCCAGATTTTGATTCTACACGTACTTCAATAGGTGGATATCCAATAATATGAGTTCCAATTCCTAAAGAGTTGAATTTGACAAATTTATTTTTTATGTAATTTTCATCGCTTAAAGAAGTACTAACTCCAGAATTATAAAGTCTAAATTTATCATTATCTATAACTTTAACCTTGTAGTATGAAATAGATGATAATCCGCTTATCGCAGTGTTTGTAGAACTGTATATTACAACCTCTCCGTTAGAAAATCCATGATTTTTTGCAAAAATATAAGAATCAAAAGTATTAATGCCTAAAGTTCTATTATCAGCTGAAAGTATAGAAGGAACTTTTATTTTTCTATTTGAATATCCTTCTCCAGGATCTTTTACATAAATCTTTGTGAAGGTATTTTTATTTTTTAAAGTTCTTATGAAATGGAATCCAGAGGAAATTCCAATAATATCTATTTCACTTGTTTTTTGGAGAGCATCTATTCTATTATTGAATAATTTGATCTTATTATCAGTCAAAATTCCAACAAAATATGTTGAACCATTAACAATTCCTAAAATATTACTGTTATTATTTGAATCATAAATTATCTGCTCGCCGTCTTCAAAAGGAACTGTATTTAAAAACTGTATAGTATTAGCTGCTGGAATTACATTGAGGTCTGCTTTAAATCCTGCGGAAATTTGTGTATTGACAAAGTTTGATTCTAATACGCAACCTCTGCCATTTCCACCGATGATGGTAATTTTAGGTTTATCTTGATATCCATATCCAGCATTTAGTATTTTAATTTCCCTAACTGTTCCGGAAAGATTTACATGTGCTTTACATCCAGATCCAGTATCATCATTTACTACAATTGGTGGAACATCAATTAAATCGTAATCCTGCCCTTTATTAGTAACATTAATTGACGAGACTGTTCCATAGTAAATATTTTCATCGAATAAAGTTGGAGAAAGTAGTTCGACCCCATTATTCAAAAGACCCAATTCTCTGTTAAAAGTAGTTCTTTCGTTTAAATCATCAAATGCTGCCTTTATCCGATTAAAAGGAAATTTTTTTAATAACTTTTGATGTTTTATAGTTTTATCTTGATATCCACTCGTAAATAAAATATCATTAGTTATTGGTATAGTAGTTGTTATATATTTTTTTGAA